AACGCCTCGCCTCTGACCACTTTGCAGACCCTGGGTGTGGGCGACCAGTCCATCAGCCAGTGGCTCAACGAGAACACGGTCCGCATCGCCGAGTATTTCTACATTGAAAACACTCGCGAAACGCTGAATTTGTACCCTGGTAACGTGACTGCATTTGAAGGCACCCCTGAAGACAGGATGCTCAAGAAGCAGTTCATCAAGCCCTTGAAATCGCGTCAATCTGATCGCAAACGCATCAAGTGGCTCAAGATCAACGGCTACGAGGTGCTCGAGCGGGCCGATTGGGCCGGTTCCCACATCCCCGTGATCCGTTGCGTGGGCAACGAGTTCGAGGTTGAGGGTCGCTTGTACGTCAGCGGCCTCGTGCGTAACGCCAAAGACGCGCAGCGCATGTACAACTACTGGACTTCGCAGGAAGCCGAGATGCTGGCGCTGGCACCCAAAGCACCGTTCATCGGTTACGGCGGTCAGTTTGAAGGCTACGAGAATCAGTGGAAGACGGCCAACACGCAAAACTGGCCTTACCTCGAGGTCAACCCCGATGTCACAGACGGCCAAGGAGCCGTTTTGCCGCTTCCGCAACGTGCGGCCCCACCTTTGCCCCAAACCGGTCTTATTCAGGCCAAAATGGGCGCTGCTGACGACATCAAGAGCACGACAGGCCAGTACAACGCATCGCTGGGTCAAACGTCCAACGAGCGCTCTGGCAAGGCCATCCTGGCGCGTCAGCGTGAGTCTGATACCGGCACCTATCACTACGTTGACAACTACGCCCGCATGATCCGCTATGTGGGTCGTCAGCTTGTGGACCTGATCCCCAAGATTTACGACACCGAGCGCATCGCCCGCATCATCCAAGAAGATGGCGAGTCGGGCATGGTCAAGATCAACCCGATGCAGCAAGAGCCGGTCAAAAAGATCGTCAACGAGCAAGGCATCGTGATCGAGAAAATCTACAACCCTGGTGTTGGCAAGTACGATGTCCGCGTGATCACCGGCCCTGGCTTCCAGACCAAGCGTCAAGAATCGCTCGAGGCAATGGCTCAGTTGCTGCAAGGCAACCCCGACCTGTGGAAAGTGGCTGGCGACTTGTTCATCAAGAACATGGACTGGCCGGGTGCCCAGGAGATGTCCAAACGGTTTGCCAAGGTCATCGATCCGGCCATCATTGGCGACGACGAGGACAATCCGGCACTGGCTGCTGCAAAACAGCAGATCGAGGTCATGAACCAAGAGATGCAACAGATGGCTGGCATGCTGCAAAACGTACAACAGTCCATCGAAGCCCGCGACATTGCAATCAAAGAGTTCAAGGCAGACATCGAAGCCTACAATGCCGAAACCAAGCGTATCGCTGCGGTCCAGGCTGGCATGTCTGAGCAACAGATTCAAGACATTGCGATGGGCGTTGTGGCCGCAGCCATGCACAGCAACGATCTGGTCATGGGACACGAAGATCGAGAAATGGCTGAGATGCCTGTGGGTGCTGAAATGCCCCCTGAGCAGCCGCCCATGATGCAACCTGAAGGGATGCCCCAATGAGTACCGCAGCCGACTTTGTAGGCACCTTGTTTTTGGCCCGCGATGTGGCTCACTCGGTGCATTTGAACACGCGCAGCTTTTCCAAGCACATGGCGCTCAATACCTTCTACGACAGCATCATCGACCACGCCGACGCGTTTGCCGAAGCGTATCAAGGTCGTCACGGCCTCATCGGGCCAATCAGCCTGATGACGGCCAAGAAAACCACCAACATCATCGAGTTCCTCGAGTCGTCTTTGGCCGACGTTGAGGAGATGCGATACAAGGTGGCAAAAAAGGAAGATACGTCACTGCAACAGTTGATCGACAACATCGTTGAACTGTATTTGACGACACTTTACAAGTTGAAATTTTTGGCATAAGGTGGATCGTCATGGCCGTCTACAACAAATTCCAACCCGCAATTGAAAACCTGTTTGAGAACATCAACGCAGGTTCTGATTCGTGGGTCATCAAACTGGCGACGGCTGTCAGCCAAGCTGCTGGCACGATCACCGAGGTTGCCAACGGCAACGGTTACACGACCGGTGGTAACGCAGCCGCTACCGTCAGTGCCACCCAAAGTGGGGGCACGTACAAACTGGTGCTGTCAAGCCCGACCGCTTGGACCGCCAGTGGCGCAGGATTTTCTTTCCAGTATGCTGTTTTGGTTGACTCAACAACGGGCACCAACGTGGCATATTGGGACTATGGCAGTTCACAAGCCGTGGCTGCTGGTGAAACCGTAACCGTGACGCTGGATGGCACCAACGGGGTCTTCCAAGCGACGTAAGTATGGGATTAGTAGCCTATCTTCTGTGCGAGGATGGCTCCTATCTTGTTCAGGAAGATGGAGGGAAGCTAGACCTTGAACCGTTACAGTACATTGTTGACGCAGCATACGGCACGTACACCGTCACGGGCCAGTCTGCAACTGTCGCCAAAAACCGCTCACTCACAGCGGCTTATGGAACGTACTCGGTCACAGGTCAGAGCGCCACAATCACCCGAAGCAAGGTCATATCTGCCGCCGCTGGCAGTTATGCAGTCACAGGACAGTCTGCCAGCATCTATCGAAGCCGCGCTCTTGCAGCCGCAGCCGGTAGCTATGCTGTCACGGGCCAGGATGCCACAATCCTGCGCTCCAAGGCGCTTGCAGCCGACTCGGGCAGCTATGCCGTCACCGGCCAAAGCGCCAACATTTATCGGTCCAAGCAGGTCACCGCTGACTCAGGCAGTTACACAATCAACGGCCAGCCTGCCACATTCAGGCGCGGGCACAACATCGCAGCCGCGTCAGGCAGTTATGCCGTCACAGGGCAATCTGCTGACCTTTTGCGGTCAAAACTGGTTACAGCCGCCCCAGGCAGCTACGCTGTCAGCGGTCAGTCAGCATCAATCCTCAAAACGCGAGTTGTGTCTGCCGATCCGGGGGCGTATGCAGTCGCCGGACAAAATGCGACAATTGCGTATGTCCGCAACATCACATGCGAATTTGGGGTGTACGCGTATTTGGGTGAATCGGCCACAATCTCGGTTGATCGAGTCATCTCAGCTTTGCCGGGGGCGTACTCGGTGGTTGGAAATGAGGCAGCGATTGTCATTGGCGGCACGCCGACACCCTCTGTCGAAAATCCGTTTATTAAGTTAAGATCGTTCACTGAACGAAGGAGATTCTGATGGCAATCAACCTCAAAGCAATTACCTCGGTGCTGGGTTACCAGCAGATCACGAGTCTGAGTGCAGCGACCAAACTGACTGTGCCGCAAAAAGACCTGAACGGTCTTGCTGGCACTCCCCGCATCGCAATCATCATTCCCGAGGCTCAGGCCGTGCGTTGGCGTGATGATGGCGTGGCCCCGACCGCAAGTGTTGGCATGCCCTTGGCTGCTGGCGTGACGTTGCAATATGATGGCGACATCTCCCAGATTCAGTTCATCGAGCAAACTGGCGGCGCAAAACTGAACATCACCTACTACTCTTGATGAGGTTGCCATGATCATTTCCAACGACACGCCCGCAACCGATCCCATCGAGTACATCACCAAGCAGTTGCCCAAAGACTTGGTGCAGTTGCTGAAAGTGCGCGACGAACTGGCAAAGCGCCAGGGTTCGTTGTCTGCGGTTGAAGATGCCGCAGCCGACCGTGCCAAAGCTAAGGCTGAACTCGAGTCCGCGCAAGCCGAAGCGCTGGCTGTCCGTGCTGACGCAAAGCGCACGGCTGATGAGATCAAAGCAGCGGCCCAAGTCGATGCCGACAACGCCAAGCGCATGATGGCTGACGCTGATGCCGCAGGCAAGCAAGTGGCTGCGCGTGAAAAAACAGTAGATGCCCGTGAAAAACAAGTGGCTGCACGAGAGGCCGATCAGGCCAACACTCAAGCCGACATCAACAAGCAACGCGCCGACCTGACTGCTCAAGTTGCAGCCCATGAAGCCCGCGTTAAAGCATTCCAAGACAAAGTTGCCGCTTTGAGCGCTTGATCTTGATGGAGTAAACAATGGCCGTCAATCTTTCTCCCGTGGGCGGCGTTGCGGCCCAATTTTTCACCAACTCTGGTGCGGTGCTGACTGGCGGCAAGCTATACACCTACGCCGCTGGCACTACGACTCCGGCTGCCACATACACTACTTCTACCGGCAACACTCCGTGGACTAACCCTGTGGTGCTAGATGCCGCAGGGCGTGTTTCTGGTAGCGGTGAAATTTGGTTAACTAGTGGTGTGTTGTATAAATTTGTGCTAAAAGACAGCAACGATGTTTTAATTGCCACGTATGACAACATAAATGGATCAGGATCATTGATCATTGTTTCATATACGGGCACTGGTTCTCAAACTGCGTTTAGTGTGTCTGGTGCGGTTCAAAATGTTTTTATAAACGGTGTTTATCAGAATAGAAATACGTATTCTGTTAGTAACAACACGTTAACATTTTCTCAAGCGCCGCCATACAACGCAAAAATCGAAATTCAGATTGCTTAAATAATGGCCGATACCAAAATCTCAGCCCTTACCGTAGCGACTACGCCGCTTGCGGGCACTGAGGTATTGCCGATTGTCCAAAGCGGCGTGACCAAACAGGTCAGCGTTGCAAATTTGACTGCTGGTCGCGCAATAAGCGCAGATAGCTTATCGTTGACTGGTTCTCCGTTGCCAGCTACTAGCGGCGGCACGGGTCAATCATCTTACGTTGTCGGTGATTTGCTGTATGCCAGCACCACTACGGCATTGTCTAAATTGGCTGATGTGGCAACCGGCAACGCGCTGATTTCGGGTGGTGTTGGTGTTGCGCCGTCGTGGGGCAAAATTGGCCTCACAACGCACGTTAGCGGTACTCTTGGCACTGCCAATGGTGGCACCGGGTTGTCATCATTTACAGCCAATCGCGTTTTGTACACATCTAGCACCAGCGCAATTGGTCAATCTGGCAATTTAACTTTTGATGGCACAACGCTAATTGCAACGGGCGGTGGAAACAGTACCAACCCGTTTACAGTCATTCGAAATGGCGATCCAACCGGAAATGGCGCGGTAATCAGGAACGATTCGACCGACTTTTCAAGCAATTTGCTTTATGTTTATGGCAGCGGTGGAAGCGTCAATCAAGCAAATGGAAGTTATTTGCGAATTGGCGATGTAAGTGGCAACACATTGTTGCGTTCTTACTATGCCGGTTTGACTGTTGCTGGCGGTGGAACATCCGTCACCTCGGTTCGTAGTGGTGATGCCATGTTGGTTGGCGGCGGTCGCGTTGCTCACAACTCAAACGCGTATTCGTTCAATGGTCCTTACACGGTAGCAACAATTTCAAGCGGTTCAAACGGAACAATCTCAACAGTTGGTGGTGGTGTCACAATCGTGACCGGCGGCATTGCGTTCAATAATTTTTGGGATGTTGTCGTTTGGCAATATGCCGGAACGACCGCTGTCTTGGGTTCCGCAACTTATGGTAGCCCATCATCCAGAACTTATTCCGTAAGCAGTGGAAATTTGGTGTTGGCAATGTCAAACAACAACAACACCGGCAGTTACGGAATTTCAATCACAAACCTCGGGGGTTAAGCAAATGAACACTTACACATGGGAAATCAGCGGTGTGCAATGCAAGCCGCAAGCATTCAACAAAAACGATGTTGTTAGCAATGTTATTTTTCGCGTTGCTGGAACGGATGGAACGCATTATGTGACCCAAATGGGTTCCGTTGACATTCCCTACGATGCAAACACAACTTTCAAAAATTTTTCAGATTTAAGCGAAACTGAAATTGTGGAATGGGTAAAAGCCGCTTTGGGCAAAGACGGTGTTAAAAATTTCACCAATGAATTGGACGAACGTATTTCCCGAGCAGCCATTCCTCAAATTGTTGCAATGCCTTTGCCTTGGACGAAAGGATAAATCATGTCCTTAACCAAAGTTTCTTATTCGATGATTACGGGTGCGCCTGTCAATGTGCTTGACTATGGCGCAGACCCGACTGGCGCAACTGATTCAACCGTTGCAATTCAAGCCGCTTTGGATAGCGGTGGCGCAGTTATATTTTTTCCTTATGGAACGTACAAAATTGCTGGTGGTGCAAGTCCTTCAGCAACTACATTGATTGTTCCATCAACAGTTTACGAATTGCGCGGTGAAGGCGGTTTCCGCACTCCAACGCAATTAAATTTTACTGGCACAAATTACGCTGGAACAGCATTCGACATTCAATCGACAAACATTCGTTCCGTGTCAAATTTGTATTTGAACACCGGTACAGGAAACGGCAATTTCACAAACATCATCAAAGTCGCTGACAACACCCATTTTGCGAAATGGGAAAATGTTTCAACAAATGGTGGGGCAACAACGCATTGGGTTTTTGGTAACAATACTTGGTGTCAATGTCTTATCAATTGCGGCGCATGGGGAACTGATTGGACAATGCAAGCCGGTATCAAAATCGGAAACAATGGAAATGCGTTTGATTTTTATTCATGCCATTTCAACCATTGTGGGATTGGCGTTTGGTTAATTGATTATCTTGAAAGTTTTAATTATTTTGGCGGTGAAATTGCCAGCAATGTGCGATATGGTGCATACATTGGCAGCGATTCGGGATTGACTGGCGGATTAGAGAATGTCAATTTTTATGGCGTTTATTTTGAAGATCAACCAACGCACATCATTCAAAATTCAATCAACATGAAAGGTTTATATGTTACGAATTGCCGTACATCTGAAACATCATGGACAAACTTCATTTTGTTGAATAACATCACCTATTCGGTACAAGTCAATGGTGGAACATTCCTTCGCTATAACGACGGAAACAGCGGCACATTGGTCAATGTAAACAATCAGGCTGTTGTTGATTGTTTTGTTGAAGCGCCATTTCAATACAACGTTACAACGTACAAAAATCAAGGCAATCAACAAGTTTGGTATAGAACAAATCGCATTGGTGGTTCTCCTGGTCAAATCAGTTACGAAACCAAAGGCATTCAAGCCCAGGAAGACTATTACACCCCAGGTTCATACGCTGGAAAAATACTGAAACAGTATTTGGCCAATGGAACATCTAGGGCTTACCAGGAAAAAGGTTTCAGCGTTGTTTGGGACGCAACTTATCCTGGCGGTGGTGGTTCGTTGTATTCGGGATTTGTTTTTCAACGTGGCGATGTTTGCTGGAATACATCGGCGGCATCCGGTGGCGCACCTGGTTGGGTGTGCGTCAGTGCTGGAACCCCTGGCACCTGGAAAGCAATGGCGAATCTTGCATAATCTTGACACCCAGCCCGCTGGGTGTAAGATAAAACCTGTACTGGCCCAGTTGACCAGGGATTCTAAAGAATCGACAAAATGACTGAAGAAGTCCAACAAGCCTTAGCGGAAGTAGACTCCGCGCCAGCAACCGAGGTGACGGCCACCACGGATATTGCACAAAATGCGCCGGAAGTAGCTGAGAATCAGCCCGAGCAACAACCTGCGACGAAGACATTCACTCAGGAAGAACTCGATGCTGCCATCGGCAAGCGCCTCGCAAGAGAACAGCGCAAATGGGAACGGGAGCAGCAAGCACGGTTGGCAGAAGTGCAAACCGCGCAGTCGATGCCCAAAGGCGATCTGGATCGCAGTGCTTTTGAGTCTGACGAAGCCTATGCTGACGCATTGGCCGAGCGCAAGGCCCATCAGCTTCTCGAGATTCGTGAACGCCAGAAGCAACAGGCTGCGACGCAAGCCGCGTATCAAGAACGTGAAGAAGCCGCACGGGACAAGTACGATGACTTTGAACAAGTCGCCTACAACCCCAGCGTCAGAATCACCGACTCGATGGCCGAAGCGATTCAGGCTTCTGAAATTGGACCCGATCTGGCCTACTGGTTTGGATCGAATCCGAAGGAAGCAGACCGCATTTCTCGTTTGTCCCCTATTTTGCAGGCAAGAGAGATCGGGAAAATTGAGGCCAAACTTGGCAGCAACCCCGTTGTCAAACCCACAACGTCTGCGCCAGCACCTATCACACCTGTAACAGCACGAACCAGCGGTAACCCGTCCTACGACACAACTGACCCTCGCTCTGTGAAGGCCATGAGTACGTCGGAATGGATTGAAGCTGAACGCGCCCGCCAGTTGCGAAAGATGCAAGCACAGATGAACCGCTAAAACTTTGAAAGGACTCGCATCATGGCGAATAGTATTCTTACCATTGACATGATCACCCGAAAGGCTCTCGAAATCCTCGAGAACAATCTGGTGCTCACCCGCAACGTGAACCGTCAGTACGACGACAGCTTCGCTGTCGAAGGTGCCAAGATTGGTTCAACCCTCCGTATCCGTTTGCCCGACCGCGCTCTGGTGACTGACGGTGCCGCTCTGCAAGTTCATGACGACAACGAACAGTACACCACTCTGACTGTTTCCAGCCAGAAGCACATCGGCGTGAACTTCACCTCTGCTGAATTGACCATGCAATTGGACGACTTCGCAGAGCGTGTGTTGAAGCCTCGTATCAGCCAGTTGGCATCGTCTATTGACGCTGATGTGGCAAACAGCTTCAAGAGCATCTATCAGTCCGTGGGCACTCCCGGCACGACTCCCGCTACTTCTTTGGTTCTGTTGCAAGCGCAGCAAAAACTGAACGAAGCCGCTGCTGTCATGTCGCCCCGTTATGCCACCGTCAACCCTGCCGCTAACGCTGGTTTGGTCGAAGGCATGAAAGGTCTGTTCAACCCCACCGACACCATCAGCCGCCAGTTCAAGAACGGCATGATGGGCATGGGCGTGTTGGGCTTCGACGAGATCAATATGTCTCAGTCGATCAAGCAGCACACCACTGGTTCGTGGGGCACTGGCATCACCGTGACCAGCACCGTGTCTACCCAAGGTTCTACCACCCTGGGCATCAGCTTCACCGGCTCTAGCAAAACCTGGAACGTGGGCGATGTGTTCACCGTGGCCGGTGTGTACGCAGTGAACCCGCAGACCCGCGAGTCCACTGGTTCGCTCCAGCAGTTCGTGGTGACCGCTGCCGCTTCTGGCTCGTCCACCGCTACGCTGACTGTCAGCCCCGCGATGTACACCGCTGATCAAGCCCTAGCTACCATCGACGCATTCCCGGTTGCTACCGCTGCCGTGACCATGCTCGGTTCTTCTGCCAGCGCCTACGCTCAGAACTTGGTCTACCACAAGGACGCGATCACGTTTGCTACGGCTGACCTGTTGCTGCCCCAGGGCGTTGATATGGCCGCTCGCGCTGTCCACAACGGCATCTCCATGCGTGTGGTTCGCCAGTACGATATCAACAATGACCGGATGCCTTGCCGTATTGACGTTCTGTACGGTTACAGCGTCATTCGTCCGCAAATGGCTTGCCGTTTGTGGGGCTGATCTGAAACGGGGCTTCGGCCCCTTTCAACGTCTTAATTTTGAAAGGAATTTATCATGGCTCTCCCTAATGGTTCTGGTGGTTATCAGCTTGGCGATGGCAACATCAATGAAGTCGATTTCACCGTCATCCCCGCTCCCGCAACTGCAACTGCAACCGCTACCCTGACCGCTGCACAAGTGCTGAATGGCATTCTGCTCGGCAGTCCTGGTACGTCTGCGGCCAGCTACACGCTGCCCACTGTTGCCGACCTCG